CCGAAGGAGCTCTATCAATTATACGACTCAAATTATCATGTATTTGTTACCTATGGCAAGGATGAGAGGGAATATCATAAGGATGTGTATCAAGTGATCGCCAGTCGCATGGGTAAACGCTGGATTCATTATCAGGAGATTGTGTCTATCGAACAATTTGTGTCTGCCGTTAATCACTGCTATATTCATCATGCTCTATCGGATCGCGTGGAGACACGTCCCATTTTCTCGATTTTTACCACATGCTATAAATCCTATGATAAAATCACGCGTGCCTATGAGAGTATTCTTGCCCAACGGCTGCGTGACTGGGAATGGGTGATTCTGGATGATTCGCCCGATGACGCGCATTTTGCTTTTTTGAAGAAGAAGTTTCATCTGGAAAAGAGGGTTCGTCTTTATAAACGCAGTTGTAATTCGGGTAACATTGGAAATGTGAAAAATGAGGCGGTAGGTCTCTGCCGAGGAAAATATGTGCTCGAAATGGATCATGATGATGAGATTCTACCTGATACCCTTCTGGATGCCATGCGCGCATTTACAGACAAGGAGGTTGGATTTGTGTATATGGATTTTATCAATGAGTATGAAAATGGGAAGAACTTCTGGTATGGTGATTTCATTTGCAAGGGATATGGTGGATACTATCGCCAGAAATACCGAAATAAATGGGTGGATGTCTATATGACGCCGAATATTAATAATATTACCCTGAGTCATATTGTATGTTTGCCGAATCATCCGCGTATGTGGAGAAGGGAGACCTTGCTACAGATCGGAAATTACTCCGAGTTTCTCCCCATTTGTGACGACCAGGAGGTGATTATGCGAACAGCACTCCAAACCAAGGTGGTCAAGATTCCCAAGTTTGCCTATGTCCAGTACATGAATGACAATAACAATAATTTTAGTCTGATTCGTAATCGTGAGATCAATCGTCTGGGCCCGCAGTTCATTGTTCCACTCTTCTACAATATGTATCAAGTACATGACAAAATGAAAGAGAAGAATGCCTATGAAGACGAGAAGTATGTTGATCATGCCAGCAAGTTGTGGACAAGAGGGGATTTTGAGCATAAGTATTGCAATGAGCGCATTCAATACGATTATGATATGCAATACTGCATTTTGGGTTGTACCGCATTTCTCAAGAACATGGCGCTTCTCCAAGAAGAATATAAGAACCCGCGTATTGATTTTCTGTTATTGGATGGAACGGGAAAAACGGATGCACTGTGCCAATTTCTGGATTCGGTACATTGTTCGCGGATGAAATGTTATTCACTTCCCGATACGCCTGTAGATCAGTTAAAGAAGTATTTTCATGATTTGTATCGGTCCTGTGAAAAGGTACATATCATAGAGTAGATGAAACTACAAGATGAAATCGATCTGCAAACGGGCGATCTCATCCTGTTTCGAGGGACCAGTTGGATCTCCAAAGTGGTGGAATACTTTGGAGTGAGCAAATATAGCCATGTAGGAATGATTATCAAGAATCCGCGATTTTTGAATCCTGAATTAGAAGATGGTATCTATCTATTGGAGTCCTCGTGGAATAATACTCCTGATGTGGAAGACAAGAAATTCAAACTCGGAGTTCAGCTACATTATTTGGAAGATATCTTAAAAGAGTGTTCGAAGGGTTCCATCTATGTACGCCATGTGAAATGTGAACGAACCGAAGCATTTTATCAAACCTTAGCACAAGTTCATCAGGAGGTCCATAATAAGCCCTATGATATGAATCCCTATGATTGGCTCTGTGCCCGATATAATATTGCATGCCCATTTCCACCTGATGCAAAATATCAAACCAAGAAATCCTTTTGGTGTTCTGCACTGGTATCCTATTTATTCTGTGAATTAGGGTTACTAGATAAGGGAATCAATTGGTCGCTCATGGCCCCACGCGAATTTAGTTCGGATGAGGGTACCCAGCTACAGTTTCGATGTACGGTAGAGAAAGAGAAACTTCTGTATTAGCACGGTGTGAATATAAGGAGAAAATATAAAGACATAGAAAAGAAGCATGACATCGCCATTTAATGAAATGGCAAATGAAATTATACCAAATTTATGGCTCGGAAATGCACGTGCCTCGATGAGTGAACAATTTATTGCGGAGAATGGGATTCAGGTCGTTTTTAATTGCACCAAGAATTTACCCTTCTCTCCGATGATTCCCATTAAATATCGCATTCCTGTGGATGATAATTTAGAGGAGGAAGAAATACGAAATATGGAACTATGGTCCAGCGAGATCGCATTTAAAATCATGGCCGAATACAAACAGGGACGACACATTTTGGTTCACTGTATGGCGGGTATGCAACGCTCCGCTGCATCTGTTGCATTTATGCTCATTGCACATTTAAATATGCGAGGGATAGACGCGATGAAAATGATTAAGGAGAAGCGTAATATCGCCTTTCATCCGAAGGCCAATTTTGGACGATCCATTCAATATTTTGATCAACGATTCCATGAGGAAATGTTGCCTGAAATGAGAAAATATAGATGATAAAATATAGAGGATAGGTAGAATGAAGATCGATCCGATCGCATCGGTTCTTTATAGTGAACTTGTATTGTCACTGTATCCCCTATTGATTAAGGATGTATCTACTAATTTATTTACACAGATTCTGGCACGATTTGGTGTCTTTTCTGTCTTAGCACTTCTATTCGGATCCTCCTATGATTTTAAATTTATGTGGGCGGATCCCTATGAGGCATCGGTAAGTCTGCTTCATAATATGATGAATATGGGGCACATTTTCGTGAGTTATTTGTCATTTAAGAATTTACCGATTGGGACATCGATTGCCTTATTTTATCTGTATCCTATTTTTAATTTGATATTTGGTTCCTTTCTATTTGGCGAATCTCTGTCCATTATCTCCATTCTTTTGATCATTGTCGCATTTTATGGAACTTATTTGATTGCTACTTCCTATCGATCCAAAGAGAAGGATGATGCGGAAGAGAAAAAATACAATTTTGGTGTTATCATGGGGTTATTATCCGCATTTACCGAAACGATGTTATTTCTTTTTGTTCGTTCGAATACCGATGCAATGCGATCGCCATTTTATACAGTCAATCATATTTATTTAATTGGATTGGTGGGTCTCCTTGCATATGGTGTATCTCATCCAACCATCGTCGATCATTCCTCGACCAATTGGTTGAAATTGATTGGATTTAATGCCATCCTAGGATTTACGGGATACATTGCCCGATTTTATAGCATTTCAAACATTCCAACGGTTGTCTTTTCACTTATGTCTTTTATTGGAGTCGCATTTGGTTATGCGTGGACGATTCTCTTTACAAAAGATAAGATTACCACGCGCGCCCTTTTGGGTGGAGGATTAATTGCGGGTTCGATCGCGGCACTGCGATATTTTGATCTATGAGAATCGCTTCAACCATGAATCGCGAACTTGCTGGCGTCTAACTTCAGGAGTGAGTTCTTCTACTTCCTCTACTTTGTTTTCTACTTCGTTTTCTACTTCCTCTACTTCCTCTTCTTTGAACTCATCGATCTCTTCTACTTGGTTTTCATCCGCTTCAAACATATTAATGAATTCCACTGTCACTTCTCCGTGCACGATTCGAGAAAGAGGCGCTGGTTCCACCTGTTCGATATAGAGATACACTGTGTTATCCATGATTTGTATCGGTATGGTAATGTTTTGCTGGATAGAATGCAGATTCATAAAGGCTTGTTCCACATAGGTGGTAAGATCAACATCAAATGCGGAGGGATCCAGTGGCTTGATAGTAAGATTCGTAGCAACAGGGAGTTCTGATACATCCGCTTTTTCAATTTGGTAAAGGGGATCTTCGGACCGCCCCAGAAGATCCAGAATCCAGTCAGGAACATAGATGGTATGCTCATTATCATCGTGTGCGGCAGTAATCGTTACCAAATGTCGTAGATTGTATTCGGTATGAATCAAGTTTACATAGAGCACTGATTCATCTTCAAATTCACGGATAAGACGATTAAAGAGGGACAATGGAATAATAATTTGGTCCGATAATTCCACCTCTTCTTTATAATAATGATAATAAAGAAGAGATTGTGCGATAAACATGGCGTATCATATGACAATGTGTTATCTTTTTTCAAATTTTATAAAAGCGAATCAGTAGGATAATGTCACTTTGTTGTTGGTCCAGTTGTCAATCCGTTGATGATCGCTATGATTTTCAGCAGATTTTACAGCATTTGGAATTGACACAGGTCCAAAAACAAATCATCCAATCAAGATACATTGCAGTAATCGAGCATGTACGAAAACGAGTTCGGATGTTCACCCGCATGTTTTATACAGGTCATACAATGATCACGGTGGGATCTCTCTTTGTTCCTGCCTTATTATCCATTCAAAACTCCAATTATACGACCAGTGAAAATGCTTTTTCCTCTCAGATCTACTGGGCGACTTTTATCATTTCCCTGCTCGTTACGATTTGCAATGGTATGTTGGCCTTATTTAAGATTGATAAAAAGTACTATTTTTTGAATACGACCTTAGAGCGCCTAAGAACGGAGGGCTGGCAATATATGGGGTTAACGGGACGATACTCGGGTCATTTATTGGATGGTATTGCTCCTACGCATCAGAATCAGTTTGTATTTTTCACGCATCAGATCGAAAAAATTAAGATGAAACAAGTGGAAGAAGAATACTATAAATCCGATGAAAAACTATCACAAACCCCACAATCAAAGGTTACGGCGAATACCAATGAATTATATCCACCTTCTCCCGATCAGCCCATTCAATCGATTATACAAGAAATCCCTGAACCGGTCAAAGAGGCAGTAACTTCATTAATTAAATCCTCTGCTCGTTCGTTGGAAAATGTGGTAATTATTCCCACGGAAACAAATGAGAATGTATCATCTCCTAATAGGGATGGTTCAACAGACCAGAAAAAGGAGAGCACGCTGTCAGTGTGATCCATTATGCAAACAGAAGCCCCTTAGGGGTCAACCCTTTTGTGCGAAGCATGCACGATTCTGTCCTCGTAAGGCACCCCTTTCAGGATTTGAGCCACGCTATGAGCCGCACAAATATAATCGTCATAAGGGAATCCAAGAATCACATAATTGCTATGCGTATGGATTAGATTGGCTTGAATTACCTGATTCAAAGGACTGTACGAAAGACGCATGCCCCATTGGATACCCGCAACCCGGTCGCGCCAGTGGATATCCGAAGTGGTCAAAAGTAAAAGGAAAACGATGCCCTGATTTGGTGGCGCGTATTATGGGTGAAGTTCCAGGAGTCACTTTCTCCACTTTTACTGCACGATGCCCAAAAGGAACGCGTAAGATTGCACCAGTGATCGATGAAAATGAGGACTATCATTTTTATCGACAGGATGCGGATGGATGGTGGTCTCATAAACCAGGGTCAACGAGGGTGACGCGACGAGATGCGACAAAACGGCTAATCTATGATCCTTTGCTGGCTGCGCGCCAGTACGATAAATCGGGATTACATTATAAGCAATTTTGCGGATACATGTGTGTTCCAGCCACGCGAAAACATAAGTTAAAACGGGGTGGGTATACTCACCGTCGCAACAAGTATCGTGCATAGGGAAACATCTGGCGAATGGCGATCTTTGTCATTTCATTAAAATCCGCATACAGGGAGTCCAGCCACTGACAAATAGCATGTTGTTTATGAAGAGCAGCATGAAGATAAACTTTTTGAAAGACATAGTCCCATGCAATCGGACGGCCAAAATCCGTATTCTCTGAATAGTCTTCCCATAGAATTTGAAGACTCTCCAGTTTTCCAGCTTGAATAAAGGGTTTGATTTCGGAAACCAGCTGATCCTCAATCGACATCTATGAGATCATTATTAAATAATATCACCCGTACCACGCTCTTCAAGCCACTTTTTTGCGTATTTTTTAATAATAAAATGATTAGGATCCAGATAATTTAGCGCCTGTACACAATCAATGCGATTACGCGGTGAGACGGCGCACATTTTGCGAAGCAAGGGGGTAATCTTGGATTGAAAGGTGGCATAAATAGGCTCAAAGGTAGACCAGAACATTAATTTGGAAAGAAGATCTACCAGATTGACACCAATCGCCCAGCTGTCAACCGTTCTCCAATAAATATTAAACCACTCCACATTATTACCTGCTTGGACCGTTCGACTATCATCATAAAAACGCTTCAATTCATCATACATGTTTTTCATGGGATAGGAAAGAATGATCGATACTTTTTTCATGATGTATGTTTTATAGATAATGCCATGAATAACTTGTGATGGCGGAAACTTTTGTGCAATGGCATTGACTAACATCGAATCAGGTGGCTCTTGTGAGATGTTTAGACTATAGATATGAAGAAGTGCTTCCAGTTTGGTTGGATATTCTTTAATAATCGACAGATTAAAATCAATAATACGCGGTATTTGATGGGTATCAATCAAAATGTTTCCTTGATGAATATCGCGATGAACCACGCCAAATAGATTTAATAAGGCACCCGCTTGAATCAAATGAGAGGCAAAATTCATAAAATCAAATTGGGGAATTTGAAATCGAAAATTTGCCATGGTCACGCCATAATAAGACATGGAAAGAATACGAAAATCAGAGAACGGATACTTTTGTAGAACATCACATCGATCAAATTCCTTTTCCTTCTTTCTCTGTTGTTTCTCTGGTGCAGGATCACACATGGATTCCGCTACGGCAAAGTAGTTTTTCCATATAGGAATGCCTCGAATAATCTTGGAAATGTTATACTCCAGGGTCGCATCATCCTTTAAAATGAGCTTACTAAGCGGTGGATGATCCTTATCACCCGTTGGTTTGGGTTGTTTTTTCTTATCTTTGCACTCTAATTCTGGTTTAAAAATACAACCATACATTCCTTGGTCCAATACTTTACCACCCGATAGCATGGTTCCCTAGCACACTCGCAGAAACTTTTTATGGCATCTTATTCTTCATTCTTGTGTGCTGACCCTTTCTCACTTTTAAATGAAGGTAGTATAGTATGTATGAGCGGTATCTATGGGCGGGTCTCCTCATTCTGATCGCCATTGCTGTAATGGAACTCTTTCATCCTCAAGCACTAAATGAAGGATTCAGTAATTTAATTTCCGTCGGAGATAGCGCCTTCTGGGCCAAATGGCTACCACGCCGCGGCGATGTCGGTCTCAATCCTACGGAAGAACAACGTGGATATCTGCGTGATATGCGCTATTTTGCAGGATATACGGATGTTCAAGGCATTGGACGAAATCACGATTTTTGCAGAATGATTCAGAGTGAAAATGGCACAGATAATGAGTTTTTTGCATGTGCTCTTGGTGGCACGGAAGGTCTTTCTACCGTATCCTATCGAACACTATCCGTGAACAGAGGATTTCAACTCTCGCGCGATGATTACATGCATGACGCAGTAGGTGATGGTCGCGATGGATATTGTCGCATTCTGAAAACAGGTGCGAATACCTTTGAGGCCAAATGCAATGCAGCGGGCCCCACTTCTTTTGAACCTGATTTAATTGTGGATGCCAATCCACCTGAGAATATCAAACTGCTACTGACCTTTTATGAAGGCATTGTCTTCTGGTTGCGCCTTCGCGATGATATGTTAGATTATGCCAAGAACCTCACCATTACCAAGCCAGGTAACATGACGATCCAAGAAGCACCTCCGAATCCAACGGTTACACGAGGCCTGGAATTCAATGGAGTAGATCAGTTCTTGCGAATTGGCGATCAAAAGGATCTGAGCTTTGGAGATGTGATTCAGCTTCGCTATCTGCGTGCTACTTCGTTCTGGGTCTTCTTCGATGAGTTTACCAATAACGCACATATTTACGATTTCGGAAATGGAGCAGGCAAGGACAATGTGTTTGTGGGGATTATGGGTCGCGGAAACATTGAGGCGCAATTTGAAAATAAAGAACTGGATGCATGCTCGAAAGATCAGGAAAATATTACGATTCCAACACCTCCATCCGGTCAACAGTGCACCGAAGAGGTATGCCCGCAAAAGGCAATGATTACCAGCGCAGCAAATGTTAATCTGTGGGATTGCCCCTCTCCTGAGCTCTTTGGAAAAATCATGAAGCCGCTTCAACCGAAGGCCGCGCCAAAATATGCAGCCACGACAGCTGATCTGATTTACGAAATTTGGGATTCTCAATTAAGAAAATTACATATTCAAGTTAAGAATGTGATTCCGTTACGCAAATGGGTGCATATTGCAATTACTGCCGCAGACAATGATCCGTGGAAGCCCTCGCTAAAAATTTATCAGAATGGCAAGGTCGTTCATACTGAAAATGCGGCATGGCTTCCGCAAACGGATGCGACAACCATCAATTACATTGGTAAGTCAAACTGGGCTAATGTCACAAGCCCGTATCAAAACGCCGACGAACTCTTTAAAGGGAAGCTGTTTGACTTTCGTGGATATCAGACGATGATGAATGAGAAGAAAGTGAAGGACACCTATGAATGGGGTCGAAGCATGCTCGGACTCAAGTAATTTCATTTCGGGTATTTCATTTCGGGTATTTCATTTCCGTGTCGATTCCTCGAACTCATTTATTTTGCGAATTCCATATTGGACCAGGCTCTTAACCCGTGGCATGCGATAATTTTGTTCGATGTAAATGCCGCAAACGACTCCGACAAAAAAGGAAAACATTTTTCCCATATTCGTTCTATTATAAAATGGCTTTACATTCACGCAATTTCCTCCTGATTTTTCTTCCACCATTTTGTAAACTGTTCCGTGATCTGTAGTTGCACATCGCGAATCGGACCCTTTGCCAAAAGAAGAACCCACGATTTCCAGTCTGCGACATGACAGAGATGTTGACACTCTCCATCGATCGCCAATTCCTGCTGGAACTCCACTACACAGCAATTTCGTGGGAGAGCCCACAGTTTTGACCATTTGGTCTGTGTGTCTTTACCGCCGATCAGAATACAAAGGGATGCACCAACCAATGATTCATAGTCACCTGTAACAGACACGACACGAATGGTCCAATTACCAGGTAGCAGGGGCATAATACGCTCCTTGATGAATGTATGAGTTAGTGTCTCATCCGATAGAACCACACAGACACAACCCGAAGGTTCTGCCTTCCATGATGGCATCAGGGTTCGTAGTACTTGAATGTCCTCGCGGCCCAATTCGGAGGATAGTGGGCCAGGAACAAAGCCAACCACGGTTTCTGCCCAACAACCCGTATTCTCGTCAAAATCAATACTCAGAGGAGGATCCGTCTTGATTGCACTCCATTCAAAGGATGAGAGACCTGCTGCAAACGCAGGTGGTACCCAACAGGCTGTTCCAGGATACTCAGGTAGTAGACGCGCGCAACGCGATACATAGTGCAAAACATAGGTATCCCAGTGATGAAATAGATCCGTATTGGGAAAAGGAATCGCAAACACCGCTATCCGTTTTTGAAGAGGCGTGAAAATGTCGACCTTTGCCGATTTCCAATACATAAATCGCTCCTGATCCACATGTTTTCCCGTATAAATCGTATAGGGATCATATACAAGACCGTTTGGTGTAATACAGGCCTGCTTCCAAGAGTACACAGGAATGGCGGGTTCAAAATAGTGATTCTCCACGGAAGGCTCCCATTTATAGCGCCCCTCTTTCTCTACCATCGTACAATAGGTAATTTCATTGGAGAGAGAGCTGCTTCGCACTTCAAAAGATACCAGTTCATTGCAAATGCTTTGAGGAGTCACTTTTGGAACCTGTTCTTGCGCGGTGTCAATGATATAGGTGGGTACGAGATTAATGTAGAGATCTGATCGAATATAGTCTTTTTTACTATAATTACGAATGTTGCTATTATGAAGATGAAAGGTTTGAAAGGATAACGCAGGATTGGAAAGCACAAAACGATTACGAAGAATGTGCCCCGCAAAGGCATTGTCACAACCCGCCTGACCAAGTGGAAAATCAAACATGGAATAGTCCCAAGTACGATTTTTAATACAATTAGAGCGAAAGATCCAGCAGTCCTGTGAGTCGGCGCGAGGACCGAACAAGGTGGGCTCACTGCCATCTGCCGCATCATCCCATCGTAGGAGAGCCAACATGCGATCCTCCAGCTTGATTTTCCAGAGATCGAGAAGTGATGATCCCATATAAATGTCAGAATTACACAATAGTACAAATGAATTTAGTGGAACATTGTTGGAAACATACTTCAAAAAGCTGGAATAAGTGAGTCTCTTTTTAATGATAACTTGCTTGATTTTTTCGCGATAAGGAATGGTAGCCCATTCCTTGGAGAGATCCGTCTCATTGAGAAGAATAATGTGATCTATATTGGGACACGCACAGTTTCGAATAAGACACTCCTGAATCTCTTTGGCGCGTGTCTTATTGGAATGAACGAAGTATTGTGAGATCAAATAAGTCTCCTCAGGAACAATCCCCTGTTCAAATACCAAACCGGCACGACCCCTCTCAAGGCAATCAACGACACGATTGTAGCGACACAAGAGGGCAAAAATAGACACCGCATCCGCCTTTGTACCGTCCCATGGTTGAATCAAAAACGGATAGGATTCCAGGATCTGATCCAGGTTTAGGACATTATCGAAATTATCCGCCCAAAATTCTTCTGATTTAAGGGAAAGAATAGATTGCGGAAGAAGAATCATGAGAATGTACTTCGAAATGGAAAAGAGTTCTTCGAAAAAGGCATCCTGATCTCGATCCACTTCGGTAAGAATGAGACCTGCCACTCGTGCTCCCTGATCCTCCCAGCGGGTATGATCGGACAAACTGGTTACTACACCGCTCCATCGAGACCAGTTAATAGTCTCCGATTGTTGTTGGAGCCAAATAAGTGTACGATGATTACGAATGGTGGGGGTGGACAGTTGTAATACTTTGGGGGAAGACATATTTATGTATACAGCGTATCAGTACTTTAGATTCGTACTAATTATCTTTGTATAGAGCAGAAGATGTCGGATCGCTATATTGGATATCCTGAAAATCAACAGGTTTGCCCTGCCCCACCCTATAATGCAACTAATTTTACACCCCCTATCTATAGCAATCCATCAACGATTTCACTTCATCAGCCGGCTGTGTATAGCACCCTCATAACTAATGCACTAACACAGCCGCAATATCCCTTGCCTACGGGTTCCAATGCGCAGCAGATCTATCGAAATAATCAGAACATCTCTTTTTTTACAGCAATGAATCGAGATACGCAGTATATTAAATCACAAAATAGACCACCAAATACACCCGATAATGTAGTAAGTGGTTCGATTCCCTATCCACAATTTCGCTCAGAAGCCCAGCGACTGATGTACATCCAGGGTCAAGCCTTGGCTGCGGCGCGAAATAAGTTTACAGGCCTGAATCCAAGTGTACCCATCGGTTCTGTGGGTCCAATTGGAGCGGCGGGTGTCCCATGCTCTACCATTTATGGCATCATTGCTCCTCCCTAATAAAAATAAGCAAAGGATGTATAACTTACATATTAACAAACTGTTCTTTGAATTCGGTAATGACTTGGCAAAGTGCCTGAATGTCTTCATTCGACACTCGCAGGATTCTTGGCTCGACCAGTGGCAGGCTTTCGAGGAGCTCGTGTGGTTTTACGCTGCTTTTGAGGCTTTGAGAGGTGGTTGCGGAAGGTGTCGCGGGGCTGGGAGACAAGGCTGTTACGGAAGGCTGCAAGACGAGGTTGGACGGATTCTCGCCAAGTGGGAAGGTAAGTGATAGTGTTGCCGTCGTACTGCCCAATGGCGATGCATTCAGAGCTGGGCTTGCCTCCCTCAAGCTCGAAGGTGTAGAGGGTGGTTCCGTGGAGGTAGTAGGGGATGCCGTTGATCTGTTTGAGCTCATAATTCATGGTTTGCCCTATTTCATTCATTTTTCAGATTCAATTTTATCGTATATCGATAGATGAGCCTTGCCTCCTATCAATATGCCAGTACGGTTCTGATTGCCAGTGCGGCCATTGTGTTTGTCCTATTTGGCCTGATTCAGGCCAGCTCCATTCGGTTCAAAGTGAATGCAACACAGCCCCTCCTCACACTTTCTCTTTCGCTTCTGATTCTATCATATATCGCCTATCATGGGTATGAACAGGATGAACTGAATCAGTGGTTATTTTATGCCACTTTTATTGCGGCGATTCCACTTTTATATCATTTGATGTATCTGGCCTTCTTTTCAAATGATGAGGCAACCAAAATCAAGCTTCTTAAAATCTACATTTTGGGTGGGCTGGTGCTCTATCTTTCGCTCATTTGGTCGAATGTGAATCGGCTGATTCAATCGGAAAAAATGGGATCAATTTATGGGGATAGTTTGCGGATTCTTACTAGGGTAAGGGTATCTCAGGCTGAATAGACGGATTGGTTTTATTATATAAAATGTAACATGCAGAAATGACAAATAACACTAAATCAGAGGAGCCCCGAACAAGTAGAGGTTGATCCTGAACCATATGTCCATAGGTAACCCAGAGAGAGGAGGAGACAATGTTGACACATGAGAAAATGAGCGAATAGGTATTGGTTGATTTTCGCGTATAGAGTAAATACATGAAAATAAATCGCCCGAATAAGGAAATGCTAGTTGCAGAATAAGCAATCAATAGAGGGGATGGATCCATAGGGTATATAAATTGGTTCTCATTTAAATACGCGCTTCGTTGTATACATTGTTTACTTTTTAGAGGATTGACGTCGTGACTTTCTGCGTTTTTTATTGGTTTTTCTACGATGCAGCTGTCTGCCACCAAGATTCCATAATGGACCTTTATTGTTCTTATTATTTGGCGGAGCATTTACAATTTTTACATTATAGTTTGGCTGTGCTGCTGGCTGTGCTTCTCGCTGTGCTTCTCGCTGTGCTGCTTGTTGTGCGGCTCGCTGTGCTTCTCGCTGTGCTTCTCTTGCTCGTGTCGAGCCTGCAGGAGGATTTATTCTACCATTTCTTATGTTGGCAGCAGTTTGCTGTCGCTGTTCTCGAAGTATAGGTGCATGTTCTGCACGAGCTTTTGTTCGTGCAGCTATAGCAGATTGTGTCATAGGACCTCTTGACTTTACAGTTGTTGGATCATATGGTTTATAATTACGACTACTATTACTATGAAGTCTACTATATAAGTACTGGGGTGTCGCATTTGGTGGAACATCAATTCTATTTGATGTATCCTTTGTTGAAACTGGGTTCTGCGGTGCTGTATATGTAACACTGGATAAAACTGGAGCGCGTAATCTTAAATCATATGCATTACTCATTGGTTCAAATGCATCTGTATATTTTATTACACGATTGGTTGATGGCTGTGGAGGTCTTTGTGGAGGCAGTATTTGTGGAGGTAGATTGGATGGCTTTGTTAACGGCTTTACTGGTTCCATAGGCGCTTCACTCAGTGGAGCTAGAAATGTTACATTTTGCGGTGGCGGTTTTACTGGTGGCGATAGTGGTTTTACTGGTGGCGATAGTGGTTTTACTGGTGGCAGTTCTGGTCTCGGTTGATTTTTTGTAACTTGTGGTGTAGGCGGTAATAATAATTCTTGGGAATAGGAAGGAAGTGATTGTTTATTAACTTGTTGAGAATGTGAAGAATCTGAAGGAGATGATTTACTATTTTGATATGGCTTCTGAGCTGGTAATTGCTGGGGATTTACTGTAAGACCGACTGTAGGTAGATCCAAACCTGCCATTTTATTAAATGGACTATGATACTTTGTTTGTTCTTGCTGTTGTATCCTATTTTGCCGCTCTTTTTCTTTTTCTCTTTTTAAAGCCTCATATGCAGCCACCCTCTCTTCTTGTTGTTTTAGTCCAATTGGTGCTACTCTGTTATAAATTTCTTGCCGCTTTCGAGCAATAGCACCCTTCAAATCTGTTCCAAATACTGTATCAATCCCTAAACTTCTCGCCTCTCGTTTAAGAGCCTCATGCCCTGCAATTACCTCAGATGCTCTTTCCAATTTTTCCCGCATATCAGGTGTATTCATTTTTTTACGTTCTTCCTCCCATTGCTTTTCAAGCCACTCATTTAATGCATCAGGATTACCATCATACATCCTCCTACATATGTCTTCGGCTTCTTCTTCTCTCATATATATATGAGGATTATAATATTCACCCAAGGCACCAGAAAACATTTTGAGTTTATAATTTCTGTATTGTGAATAGAGTTTTTTAGGACAAGCTAAACGTTCCCCCTTTATTTTAGCATCATGTATTGCTTGCATTTGTTCAGCAATACCCGTCCTACAATATTCAACATAATCTTTTGTCTTTTGATCCTTAATGATGGGAATAGGATGGTCTAAATCATTTGGGACATTTCCTTCTAGAAATTCAGATAGATCCATCTCTGTGCTATTGCTTGTTAATTCAGTTATGTTTGTTTTTATCATAATGTCAGCATAGGATATGTTGTCCTTAATATAACCTTTCATTTGTTTTAATTTTTGTTTTTTATCGTGTTCATTCATATCACAACTATCTTTTATAATATTTCTAATGTCATTTACTACAGTTGCATTAGACATTAGTTGAATCGAGCCTATATCATATGACGATTGATCATCTGCAAGTTTTATAAAATGATGTATCTCTTCATTATTGTCCCCATTGACTCCAAATTTGGCTCCTCCTTCCATTTCGACATTTGCCTCCATCTCTTCTGTACTTCCAGGATCAATTGACCCATGTATAAAATGATTAGTTAATGCCTTTATCCAATTATTTTTTGTAATTCGAGATAGAAAACGAAATTTAATAAATGAATCATATACTTCAGATGCTCTACGATACTGTTCCACTTCATTACCTTGTAATCCAGCTAATTCATCTTGATTTTGAAGATGTTGTCTGATTCCTGCAATTTGTAGATTAATCATATCTGTTACTTGTTTTACCCGAGCAACTACATTTTCAAGTTGTTTTTGTACGAGATATTCTATGCGACTAAATCCACTTGTGACAGCAATGCATCCGCATCCATATGCATACCCTTCTCCATGTATATTTAATTTAGCCTGTTCTTCTATGCTAGCTAATACATTTGCAATTGTTTCACGATCTGGCTCATAAAATCCAGTAGTAGGACCCTCCACTATTTTTCTAATAAAGGATCGATCTAATTTCATCATATTACAGCATTTATGAGACCAATCATATTCAGTGTTAATTACATTTTTATATATATTAGATGTTGTCTTTTGATATTCTCTCTCTCCTGTATGTACCAAATTAAGATGAGAGAGCGCAAGCTGTATACCTAGCACATGCTCACAATCGATTGCATTTGGAGGACATAATGATTTATCTTCACCAGTACAATCTGCCTTTGTTTTTCCCTTTTCTGGCTTTTTACGGCGCAACCAATTAGGTGTATAGCTATCTAATGCAAATCCACATAAATAGCATAGACCTTTTTTTGAATTAATCATACCTGTATTACATTGTGCTGTATTTGGTATTGATGCTAATACTTCGGAGCGAACATCTCCTCCAACAAATCGTTTTATTTTAATTCCTTTTATTACCTTTTCGACAATTTTCCCTCCCGCTGCGGCTTTACCCATAATGTTCTTAACTAACTCTGAATATCCTGATTCATCCCATTTCTGTAATGCTTTTACTAAATTACTTTCCATTTGCATAAAATAGGCTGTTAATTCTGCTTCTGCATTGATGCGTGCTGTCTTAGAATCTTGGCCTTCTTGTCGTTTGTTTTGTATTTCTGTCAATAGATGAATTTCTGTAAGATTTTTTGAAGCAGTTACAATATGTTTCGCAAGATCAGTATCGGTCGTTCCACGTTGTATCCATTTTGCAATATTACTAATTAACAGTACCATATCTTCATTGGAGGATACTAAACTATGTTGACCTGCATCAACTACAAATTCTGCCATTTGTTTAACCTTTTCGGCATCAAACGGTAAGACAGGATTATATAATTCTTGTTCTATTGAACCTCCGCGCCAAAATGCAAGACTTCCTAACATATTCTGTGCGCGTTGAAATCGTGACGGATATACATATGGGTTTGCTTTCTCAATAATTTTATTGTAGAATAATTCATGTGTTGCACGAATTGAGTTTCCTTGATTTATCAAATAAGTCAAATAAAAATTATTACTGGAATCCAAATTACGTATATTTTCCACTTTTACAGATTCAGCAATCTTTTTCATTGCATATTGCAACCATAGACCGGCAGATGGATGCCCCTTATCAACTGCTTTTTGAAACAGTATAACTGCCTCTATAAAATTACGCTCTTTACACTTTGCTAATCCAAGTTGATAATCCTCTTCTGCACCACCACCAACCTGATATCTCCGTATGGACTTTTTGGTACCATATCGAATTTTTTTATGCAGAGGAGGCTTTCGCCGAGAGGTTCTCATCCTATGATATCTATTCAATATGCATTAATAAAAATTGAAATGCAAAAATGAAATGCAACAATGCAACATGAATATCTTCGCTCTCCATCCCAATCCACGAAAGGCCGCGCGCTGGCATGTCAACCAGCATGTGGTGAAAATGCTCTTGGAGACCTGCCAACTCCTGTACACCGCTCACTGGGTTCTCTTTTATTCCGAACTTGAGTTATGTCGATCTCCCGCCGCATTATCCAAGGCCCAGAAACAACTGGAAGTTCCTGAGTACATGTGGGGTGCACCGCTCTGCGAATCCAGTCAGGAGCCGACCTATCGCCCGTGTCATAGTCAGCATCCGTGCGCCAAATGGACAAGGGAATCCTCGGGAAATTATCTGTGGTTAGCGCAACTTGGTCTTGAATTGGCAAAGGAATTCCGCTACCGATTCAAAAAAGTGCATTCATGTGAAGCTCATATCCAATGGTTAGAGGATAATCTGCCTCTAACCATTACGATGTCTACGCGTAAGACCTTTCCCATCGCCATGGATGAAAAGTATCGCATTTCAAAAGATCCCATTCGATGCTACCGCCATTATTATCGCACAGGCAAACAAGCCCTTATTAAATACACAGGGCGTCATGTTCCGCACTGGCTTATTTCGTTGAAATAATAAGCGGCTTGGGTACAATCGGTATGGTCGGCTCAGAAGGCTTATCCGATTGTTTTTCATTATACCATTCCAATTCATCAAATCGATCGCGCATGGGCCGTTTCACAATAGAATATTCCGCCGCGGAATAGATATTTGGAATGGGATAGATTACAATAAACACCATAATACCTACCATAAGTAAAATGGCATAATAATGCGGCGAAGGTAATAATGATCGTATCATAAATGCAAAGATCAGCATGATAAAAACATAGAGCAAAAAGATGGAAGTGGATGAATCCATTCTATTTAGATTTCCTCTTTTTAGTGACGACCATGAGGAACTCCACCACGAGGTCCTTCAAAACCACGACGAGGACCACCAGGGCTGTAGCCACCACCGCCGCCACCTGACCACCAACCACTCCAATAGGGCCATCTGTTATAGGAAGTCACAGGAAAAGACCACCATGAAGATTCAGGAATGATCTGGGCCTCTTCACGAATGAAAACGGTTTGAACAGGTCTCATCATGTGAAATAACATATATAGAATGGCAAGCAAGACTACTCCATATAATAAACCAAATAGCGCAGTAGACGAACTCATCTACTATCTTTTACATTTTACATGCCCCACCATCCTACTTCCGTACGAACCGGTTTGGGGATCTCTGCATTTTGATCATAGATGTCTCGAATGCGCGGAAGAGGCTCATATCCATCGCGCAGCTCGACTTCGGTGGATACTTTATAATCGCGCATACCACCCGAGGGACTGGGTCCACCACTTCCTGATGCACGGGCCACAAAGCCTTTACCTGAGTTTGGCCAGAATTCACCCTGGCCATATTTGGTAGGATCTCCCTTCACCATTCCCGCCGAGTTATACCCCCAGGTGGGAAAGAGCTTCTTGGTTGCTCCAGGAAAAAGAGCTTGTGTAACGGGTGAATCATACAATGTGGTTGTGCCTGGCGTATAATAGACCGAATAGAGTTGTCGAAGAAAAAAGTATAAAATGAGAATCAGTAATACTCCGTAGACAAAGGATTTAACTTCCCCCATCATTCCTACTTTACATTTTTGATTTTAAAAGTCTGCATCCAGTGCGAAGCTCATCTCATCCGTACTTTTACCGACTCCTGACTTGGCATAGGTCGTCACACGCTTTTCAAAGAAGTTATCCTTGCCCTCTAGGGAGATACGCTCCATGAAATCAAAGGGATTAGAGGTTGAATAGATCTTGCCATAACCGAGCTGCATACTGAGACGATCCGCCACGAACTCAATGTATTGTGCCATCAACTTGTCATTCATGCCAACCAAGTGGCATGGGAGAGATTCCGTAATAAACTGTTTCTCGATCTTCACAGCTTCGCGAATGATCTTGTGGACCTTGGTCTTGGGAACCTTCTGCACGATCTCCTCATAGAGTGCACAGGCGAATGTGGTATGAAGACCCTCATCGCGAGCAATGAACTCATTTGAAGTAGTGAGGCCAGGCATGAGGCCGCGCTCTTTGAGCCAGTAGATCGCACAGAAGGATCCGCTGAAGAAGATACCCTCCACAACGGCAAATGCAATCAGACGAGTAGCAAAGTTCTCTTCTTCTGATACCATCCACTTCTGCGCCCACTCTGCTTTGTGTTTCACGCAGGGAATGGTCTGGATGGCCTGAAAGAGATGATTCTTTTCGGCCTTTTCCTCGATATAGGTGTCAATCAAGAGGGAATAGGTTTCCGAATGGATAGCCTCCATCATGAGCTGAACCGAGTAGAATTGGCGCGCCTCGCTGAGCTGCACATCATTCATGAAGCGGGCGGCAATGTTTTCTTGGATAATGCCATCCGAGCCGGCAAAGAAGGCGAGTACATTTTTAATGAAGTGTTGCTCGTTGGTATTTAGTTTGACCCAATCTTTCATGTCTTTGGCGAGATCAATCTCCTCGGGCGTCCAGAAGACAGCGACATGATTTTTATATTGCTGAAAGAGCTTGGGTTTCATAATAGGAAAGAGTGTGAAACGGTTCGGATTTTCTCTAAGGATCGGTTCTATGAAATCAGAGTCTAAGGATAATGATTCTACCTCATCGAGTGCAGCCTGTTTTGCCTTTTGTGCGGGAGAACGACCAATAAGTGAAGGAGAGGCGGCAACCAGGGGGGATTCCATTCCGATACTACAACCGGAGAAGAAAGATGGGTCCATTTCATATCATAATGCGTATGATTTGCTTATCAAATTTATATCATATAATAATACAAACCATATCAAAGAAGTAGATCCTATTCATCCTCATATCTGGTCTAAAGCATATTCTCCCATTGTAGTATATCATGCATAAAACACTAAGCCATAATGTATTAGGATACATTGATACTGTAGTAAATGGGCTCAATACGATTGAGGTAACAGGATGGTCTTTGTCGCGTACAAATGATACAAAACCGATTCGGATTCTATCCAACACCAATGAACCTACACTTCTTTCCAATATTCCGCGCCCTGATGTCTGCCAGTTTTATAAGATCGATCCTCTTGTCCATTGTGGGTGGAAGGAGACTCTTTCTTATACAATTCTTCCCTGTCACCTACAAATGGAAGTGGAGCCTGAGAAATGGGAGACTGTGTTTACCTTTTCTGCTACTTCGCAGCCTTTTGCGATTCGAAATCATCCGCCTGCGTATGTGGTCGTTGACAACTTCTATGAAAATCCCGATGCCGTGCGTGAATTTGCATTATCTCTGGAGTTTAACTATCATCCCAGTTATCATAAGGGCAAGCGGACGGACCAGTGCTATCGGTTTGATGGTCTGAAAGAGCGATTCGAGCAGATCGTCGGCCGAAAAATCATCAATTGGGAGAAATATGGTACCAATGGATGCTTTCAATATTGTATTGGAGGAGATCAACTTGTATATCACTGTGATACACAGCAATATGCAGGCGTACTCTTTTTGACACCCAATGCACCCGTTACAACAGGGACCAGTCTCTTTCGTTCCATTCATACCAAGAATATGAAGGTGCCTGAGAAAGATCATGCGCAGGTATTTCAAAATGGATATTTGGATCCAACTCAATTTGAGCGGGTGGATTCGGTTGGAAATGTGTATAATCGTCTTGTGCTATTTGATTCCCTCACCATTCATGCTGCCTCGGAATACTTCGGATCTACGAAGGAAAATGGACGCTTATTTCAGTTATTTTTCTTTGACTTGGAATGAACGAAAGACATCGTAACTGTTATGTAAAATCATCGCCTTGGGATTGATATATTTGGTTCGTTGAAAATGTAGCAAATCAGGTAAATAGTCTACCAAAATGGATGAAAACCGATCCGAGGATACGATCGGTTCAAGCGAGGGCAAATTGGAAATGGCAATGAGATCCAAATGAGGTCGGAGCCGACGAACCGGTTCCAAATGTGTGGTATACTCGTCATAAATGGGTAGCGTATTTCTAGGATTTTCGAGATCACAACTAATGTCGCAAATCACAGAGAGTTCACTCACGGAATCCAGGTCCGTACTCCGTTGAAAACGGTGCAGTATGTTTTGTCCTTTGGACAAAAGGTCCTCTTTTGTTAAAAAAGGCTCAGGAGAAATGGCGATATCATCGGATAAACGGATGGCATGAAGTAAAATGGAGTGCCTATGAATCGTGTCTTTGGTAACGACATCCTTACTGGTGATGATCGTACAAGGAATGTCGAGCTGATCCAATACTTCCTTTGCTGCTTTTCCTGCTTTACCATATCCGATTAAGAGAACGGATGGTTTTTTCACCATGGTTTGAAGAACCGATCGATAGGCATTCTCATCAAAGGGCGGAAAAGCTCCTTGCTGTGTTTGACGATAAAAGGCCATAAGTGCCAAATAGGCCCCAATTTTACCTGACTGTTCGCAAAAAGAAATAACACGTTTTTTCTCGGAATCCACCATGTACTCGTAATCGATAAAGGTGCAGGGCTGTAGATTCGCAATCGTATCCTGCCATCCTTCTTGTCCCTTAAAACAATGTGCAAAATGAAGAAGAGTCTGGGTAGGATGAGTGCATTTCGCAATTCCTTTCAATCCAATAATATAGGAGTGTGTTGTGTTCGTCCAATAACCAACGGGTACAATTCGTGCCCCTTGTTTCCGATATTCCTCATCCGAATAGCAGCGTGTCTCTGAGGATTCTACTACAATGGTAAAATGTGAATGAAGGGATGCAAGGTGAGCGGGACAAAGAGGTGTACGCATTTCAGATAAATTCGCTTCTGCACGAATAATCAGTTCAGGTTTTCCAAAGATGTCGCGATGTAATTTCTGGAAGGCAATGTAGTTATAATTTACCAAGCATGGTTTCTTCATATTGGGTGACATAAGTCGAACAATTTCTCCATCGTGGTAATAATCATATAATGTATCGCTTATTGTACTCAATAGTTCATAGGCAGTAACAGGACAAACCATACGAAGAGGAAGATGCAAATCCTCCAGAATTTGATTGGATTCCTTGACAGATAGCTGATAGGTAAACCCTTTTTGGACACATCCTTGTAGGATACTATTGTAATTTATTTTCTGAAAGGGAAATGCGTCAGATGTAAGGGAGTGTTGTGCCAAGAGAATGAAAAAATTGGCAACATCGATCAAATACTCTTCAGGAAACCATTCAAAAAATCGAATTTCCACCCCGTGATTTTTGAATTTGTTGAAATTAATATCGTAGCCAATGGTCTGGTTAATCAAATAGGGGCTATCTTTCAACTGATTATACCAATAAGCAGTATCGGCAGGTTTCGGCATCAATAGTAATTTTCCATTTATGGGGGAGGAGGTATTAAAGGTTTGGAGAGAAATGTATCGGCTAAGGCTCACGCGCAAACTACCCATGGAATAGGCAGGATCAATCATAGAAAGGACATCAGGTGTTCCGTAGCATGCCACAAATAGAGGTTCAATCATCTGAATACAATTAATGTAGGTCAAATGAGTTCGAGCAAATGCATTTTTATCGACAATGAGACCATTTTTCAAAAGGGTAGGAAGCGTGATATTCAAATGATGCGTTCCATTATTGCAAACCAGCAGATTCCTTTTAAAGGTGCTTAACATGGTAACAAGTCCATAATTATGATCAGGAAACTGAACAGTGCCGAGTCCCTTTTCTTTGAAAAAAGGGAAGACTTCGCGTTGAAAGTCGCGCTTGATTTGAATCAGTTCATTCACACACTTCTCAACGGTTGCATTGTAAAAGTTCTGGGTAATAAACTCGATGGAATCACCATCAAATACAAAGGATTGGTCATATACTTTTTGGTAGTAGGCATTTTCCCGCATCAGAATGTCATGAATGGATTCGGTAAAGGATGGATTAGGTCGCACCTCTTCATCATAAAAGGTTCGATGCTGAAGACGAAGATCAGTTGACTTGAAAGTATGGGAGTTAATATACACAGGATAGGTGAGAGAATCTAGTGAGCGAAGCGTATTCAGTGTGCTGGAAAAGGACTCTGGTTTAAAATTATTGAAGTAATTAACACTGTATCGCTCTCTCTTGGGAATTAGCTTTCGAAATTGGGAGGCAGGGAGCAGATGAGATTGCATAAGATAGGTCTCATTTTCAATTCCGAGACCCCAAAAGAGTATTGTGTTAGAAGTATCATGTGCTTCGTATGAGCCCATATATTTCATATGCTTATCATCCACAATATCATGAAACACAAAAGAAATATGCTTTTGATTGCAATGTCTAAATTCATCCATCAGATCTTCATCAAGAGACACATGCAATTCATGTTTTTTCTCCGTATGTTGTACTTTCATAACTGCCTCCATAACAGCCTCTTTTGCATCATCGATTGTTGTTTCTACCACATTTTCTATTTTGATGTCTTTCAGATCTAGTACCTCCTGTACTTGTTGTACTTTTGTTTGAATACAACCCATGAAACCTACTATGGAATACGCTTGTTTATCAGATCAAATATAGTCACATATCACTGCCACCCATTCACCATTCTGCTCCACGGCTTGAAAGGGTTTTCCACATCCAATAATTTGATTACTAGCTGCTAATCGATCGCATTCTTCTTTAGGGGTATGTGGATTCATTTGCTGCATGTTGACTAGATAGACTCCATGACGAAAAATACGGCAGTTTAACTCTTGTTGATGAACAATAACAGATCCTTCGCAATGAGGACAGATAAAGAAGTGAAACAGGGAGTTATCCATCTACTGTAGGTAAATCATTCCAGCGAATCGGTTCTTTCCCCATCTCGGTTAACCATCCATTGATCATACTAAAGGGTGCAGAGCCAAAGAACCCTTTTGATGCGCTTAGTGGGGATGGGTGAGCAGATTCAATGACACGGTGCTGATGAGAATCCAGATACATTCCCAATAATTTCCGTTTGATTTGTGCTGATTTTCCCCATAAGACAAAGATAGTTTGCCTGGTTTGAGCCGCAATGGAGCGAATGATCTGATCGGTTACCTCTTCCCATCCAATTTTGGCATGGGATTGGGGTGCACCGGCTTCCACAGTAAGAACGGTATTCAGAAGAAGAATCCCTTGTTTTGCCCAGCCGGCCAGATATCCGTGTGTGGGGGGTGTGATACCCTGATCCGTGGCAAGCTCTTTGTAGATGTTTTTGAGAGAAGCGGGGAGGGGTCGTACATCGGGAAGAACGGAGAAGGCAAGACCATGTGCATTTCCAGGGGTCGGATAAGGATCTTGTCCGAGGATCACAACCTTGATGTCTGATCGTGCAGTTCGATCCAAGGCAAACCAGACATGCTCCTTGGGAGGAAAGAAGGTCTTGGTGGAGAGAAACTGGGATAATTCGAGGAGCTTCTCGTGACATGGATTGAGAATTCCTTTCCAGCCATCAGGTGCTGAATCGTAGAGCCAATTTCCTGAAGAGCCTGGTTCGATCATTGGTTTCTCTATGTCTTGTTCCTCTTTGGTATGCGTTACTTCTGGCTCTACCTTTTGTATCTCTTCTGGTTCCTCTTTAATAACACGAATCGCCTGAATGGACCGCGAAGGTTCCGCGACCACCGATTTCTCCTCTGAGGCGACCGCAGCAAGAGAACGAATACGATCGCGCTCATCCGAATCCATCTGAGCGACCATCATGCTCTTGTAAAAGGCGCGAACCGTGGGATGGGCGCGAAAGGCAGCAGGGTCAAAGTCATGTACGAATAGTGCCTCCAAAGAACGAACACGAGACAGTGCCACATAGGCCTGACCGTATTCAAAGTTGCCTGCACCAATATCAACCAAAGCAGAATCCAAAGAGCATCCCTGCGCTTTATGGGTCGTGCACGCCCAGGCCAACCGTAATGGAATCTGTGACCGTGCGCAGAATTCGTAGTCTTCGATCGGCCAATTGTGCTGCCCGATCAGCTTTCGTGCACCATTCATGAACTCGATCATAGGAAGACGACTCGACGGGCAGAATCCTGCAACAATGCCACGAGATCCATTGACAAGTCCCGCCTCAGGATCAATGTTTGCGATTAACATGACTTGCGCCTCTTGTACCAGTTCCAACTGTGTGGAATAAGCTCCATCTGCATCCATTTTTACTAAGGCGCGTTGAAACCCTTCATCGGATTCCACAAATCCGTTTGGCATTTTTCCATCGTAGACCAGCCGAGCCTTATAGGTTTCACGCGTGCCTTTCAAGACTTTCAGATTCGTATCATTAATGAGTTCCACTTCGGATCGACGAGGAAAGAGGAGTGTGGGGCGAATCTTGTGAGACCGCCAGTCACGCCCTTCATATTGGCGAAGAACCTGGCAGGACTCTTTGGTTAGAGCACCACGACGCGCCTCTTTAAGAATGCGCTGGAATCCCTCGTCTTTTTGGCGCTGAATGATGGTCAATTCTACGCAGGTAAAGGCCGCCTCTTTCCAGACTGCGGATTCAAAGGCAAATTGTGTCTTCTCATCTCCGCGATTCACAGGCGGTAACTGATAGAAATCTCCGACCAAGAGAACCTGGATACCTCCAAAGGGTTTTGTTGATTTTCGAATCTTTTTACCGAGTTCGTTCAGTTTGTCTAATAGTTCTGCGGTCATCATGGAGACCTCATCAATAATTAACAAGTCCGTGAGAAGCCAATTTCGCATGGACTTGGTATTTCTGCGAATTTTTACATAGAGTTCTCCCACGGTCCCCTTTCCGAGGCCGATCCCCGCCCAGGAGTGAAGGGTCTTTGCTTTGTGGCCGAGAAGAAGCGCCGCGCATCCCGTTAGGGCGCACATTTGGATGCGGGGCAGCCGTGTTCCACTGAATCGATGTTTCATTCCAGGAAAGTCACGATCAATGGCGGCAAGCAAATAGCTTTTTCCTACGCCGCCGCCGCCCGTTAGGAAAACATGATCGCCGCGAAGCAGGAAATCCATCACGGACTGTTGTTCGTCCGTTAAGGATGTCATGGTGTTAGTATGTATATGTTACAAAAAATAATTCAATTTTATTGGTTTAGAAGGGCATCGTGAT